CCGCATTCCGCCTTGTGAGCGAGATGTGCGACCCGGTGAGCGCTGCGATGCCTGCTCCGGTCACGATGACCGCCGGAGCATAGAGCTTCGCAATGCGCATGACCCCGACGCCATAGACGTATCCGAGGTCCTTGATGTACTCGTCGTCAGCACCTTCTCGCTTGACGATCTTGGCCTTGCGCTCGTTGAGGCTCTTCACCTCCTCGATGTCATCGTTGGTCTCGTCGACGACCTCCGAGAGCTTGAGCGTTGCACGGCACGCCAGGTACGTGCCACCGATCACGGCAGCGACTCCCGCACCGAAGAAGATGTGTGGCGAGTTCTTCTTGGTCTTGAGAGCCGCTGTTGCGACCGTCCTGGTGATTCCTGCAGGGATGATGGACATTATGCCTCCTCAGCGGGCTTGTGGTCAGATGGGTTCGACAGGTGGGAGATCGAGCAGGAATCCCTCACGGATATGGCGGATCGCCGCACCACGCAAGGTCACCCAACCCCACTTGTTGTCTACGTGGGTTGTCGGTTGTCCGACGAGCTGTCGCAGGTCAGACAGAGAAGCAACATCGTACGAGTCGATGATGTCCTGGAGTCGTTCCATGACCAACTCGGCCTCTTCCCTCGTCTGCAGGACGAGTTCGGAGACGTCATGTTGGCTGAATCTCGAGTACGACGGCTGATCAGGAAGGTTCGGGCGGTATCGAGGCTCATCGTGGTACGAACGCCGGACAGGCGTGTTGTACGTGATACGAGGGCTGTACGACTGAGGCCTACGGGGCATGCTCTGTTCACCGTAGACCATCCGCTCGATCCCCTTGGTGGTCGCATCGACCAAGAGGTTCCTGAATGCGGGGAGGAGAACGTCGCCCAGGATATAGCGAGCGACGGAATGCGCATCTCCTCCGAGGAACGTCTCCTTCAGACGCCTACCAAGAGGCTTCTTGTGGACGACAACCTCGCCAGTGATGACCTTCTCAATCTCCTTGGGCTTCTGGGAAGCCTCCTTGGACTTTCGACTGTTCGCCTGGTAATCCATATATGCCTACTCCTTCAGGAATTGGTAGGTGCTGGGGGAAGGGGCTTGTCCTGGTCCGGCGGATTGAGGAATCCGGCAGGCATGACTCCCTGGAGGAACGCCAGCAGCTTGTCTTCGCTCGTTGAGAGACTTTCGACGAGCTCGCCATAGGCATTGGTGCCTTTGAACCACGCTCGGGTCTCGTCGTTCTTGATGAACGTCTTGCCGTCAGCGCTCTTCTCTCCGTATGCCATGAGGATCACGTCGAGGATGGCGTTGACAGGCACGACCATGTCCTGTCGCTTCACCGACTCCTCGAGGCGGCGTCCGCCAGCGCCGAAGAACATAGCCTGGACCTGGATGGCCTCGGCCTTGTTGAGGTGGAAGTAGAACGTATCGGTGACCTTGTTGCCTTCCAGGTCCTCGTACGTGATGTCCTGCTTAAGCATTGTGCTCCTTCAGTTCGAGAGTGGTCTTGTTGCGCTTGTGCTCTTCGAGGTAGTAGTCGTAGAGCTTCTCCACCAGGATGGTCGCTCCCCAGGCCGCAATGGACCCGAGGATCGACTTCGCCAAGGTGTGGATCTTGGGGTCGTCGTTGTCTTTCTTGAACAGACTCACGTGTCAATCTCCAATCGTGAGTCGTCAGATGGGCTTGATGTAGTTGTAGTCGAAGGCGATGCAAGGACGCCCGTCCTCCGACAGAACCGTGGTGAACACGAGTTCGAGCAGACGATTTGAGTCCCACCCGAGCTCGTTCGAGTGGGAGGTGTGCGGCAACCCGACCGAGTCGTAGAACACGTCCAGGTTGACGTACAGGTCACTGATGATCGCAGCGTTGATCTCGTTCGTCGTGCGCTTGAGGGTCTCCATGTCGCACATGAAGTACCGCTTCGTGTAGAGCTCACAGCAGAGCACCTGTCCAGACCCCAGCACGATCGTCTTTGCTGGAGTGTTCTTCTGGACCTTCTCCTCAGCGATCTTGTCACGGATCGCCAGCTCCTTGTTTTCTCCGATCTGCTCGACCACCTTCTCCTTGTATTCCGAGAACGCTCTCTCGGTCAAGGCGTAGGCACTCACAGCAGCTGCGGTTCGTCCTGAGGAGATCTTGTTGGACATGGCGATGGAGGCGATCGTCCCAGTTCCAGAGATCACCGTAGGGACGTACAGAGGCCAGACAGCCTTCACACGCTCCTTGGTCCTCTGGACAGGGTCCTCAGCGGTCCCCTGATCTGCCTCGATGTCACGGATGACGTTGGCCGCCTTCCATGACGCTCGTCCTGACAAATATGCCGTGACGATGGTGCCTGTGATGCCCGCTGCTGCCAGCAGGATTGGTGAACGGCGGTTGGTGAGCTGCGATGCTCGTCGGATGTTGCGAGTCAGCGGTGATTCTCCCATCATCGCCTCCGCATCTCACGGACGAACACCCAGATCAGCCACAGACCACCGGTAAGCACCGTCATGACGATGTCACCGATGAAACTGAGGCATCCGTAGTTGCTTCCTGATGTACTCATGTACGCATCTCCAATGTAGCGGTTGGTGTAGATCTGAACTCGTCTGGTCCCCATGATCAGGGCTCGTAGATGATGGTCTTGCCGCTCTTCAGCGACGCCAACACGGTCATCTCTCCCTCGACGTTCCGGAGGGCCTCCAGACCGACGAGGTTCTTCTTGCTTCCCTGCTTACGACCGAACTCCGCTCCAGTGAGGAACGCAGCAGCCATAGCAGCGACGAACAGAACCCTGTTGGGGTGTTCGTTGACCTGACGGACCAGGCCGTCCTTTGCCTTCTTGGCAATCTTCTCGATCATGACTCTCCTAATTGGTTGGAATGGGTAAGACAAAAACCTAAGTCCATGTTGGACTCAGGTTCGAAGAACTACTTCTTCTTGGTGCTGTTCTTCACCATCTTGGCGTAGGCACGGCGACCCTGCGCTGCGCTTCCAGCGTCCACCAACTTGGCGATCGAAGCGATCACCAGAGCGATGGCGGTGGCAGCGGCGATGGGGTTCTCCGTGACCTCATGCTTGATGTCTTTGAAGTTCATGTGCACTCCTTGGTAGGGAATAGGTCTTCATATAGCGAGATGTTTCCCTTACGAACCCCAAAAACCTAAACCCATGTCGGGTTCAGGTCTTGAAGGCTAGTCGTCCTTCTGAGGGGTGGCCAGCAACAGCTCGGTCAGGTACTCGAACGTGGCCTTGCGGATCATCACTCCACCGATCACGGATGCGATCAGTCCAGCGACGCTCAACAAGGTGCCATAGGTCATGGTCCTTGAGCTCATGTAGGGCTCCTTCGGTAGGGAATACGTCTTCATATAGGGCGATGTTTTTCTTACGGGCTGAAAGTCGCCCGAGTTTTGCCCAAAATTCCCCCCGGGAAATTTTTAGAGTCGATGTAGGGATTGCCAAAAAGAAGAGGCCGTGTAGGCGTTCTGCTCTACACGACCCCTCCTTTCGGACAGGAACTCAGGCGTCCTTGTCGGTCTTGATCTTCGGGATCATTCCGAAGGCCTTCGACGTGATCACTCGACTGTCCTCGGCGAACACGACGATCACGATTCCGACGAGGTTCCCAAACACGATGAGCATCGTATCGCGGCTCAGTCGGCGGGGGGTATTGCTACCCCTCATCTTCGTGAGGCGCTCAAGATGCGTCATGAGCTTGGTGTACTCTTCGGAACCGGGGTCTGTCGTAGCAAGCCTCTCGGTCAGTTGGGTGATCAGACTGTCGAAATCGCTCTTCTTCCTGAACGAGTCAAGTCCAATCATGGGTACTCCTTTCGGTTGTCTCTCCATTACAGCCCATGTTTGGGCTACGAACCGATCAATCGTCAGAATCGACTCCCATTTTGACGTCCTGAGACGAATGTTGCTGCTCGTGGATCACCTTGAAGATGATGTGGCTCTTCAGCCGAAGAGGCCCTGGATCGTCGTTCAACTCCAGCGAATAGAGCAATTCGCCGGATTCCCCCTCGCTGACGAGCATGTTGCCGTCGTAATGGATGAGGGATACGACGCAGGCTTTGGTCGTGAACATCAGAAACACGCCAATGCATGTGGTGATCGACAACGTTACGATGACGATCAAAGACGCATGCGGCCAGTCAAAGACCGCTGAGAGGCCTAAGTACATAGCCGATGCGCTAGGTGAGATCACACACACGAAGATCACAAGGAACTCGTAGACCTTCGCCGAAAGGACCATCTTTTGGTCCTTTGGTTTGTCATCTCTCGTCTTCTGGCTCATCAATCCTCCTAAGCCGACCATTGCCCCGGTGGTTCGTCAAGGGGTTGACGGACGATCGGAACGGTAGGTCGCTAATCTCTTCCATGATTCTGTCAGCTGTGCTGTTCCCACCGAGCACCTTGTAGGGAGCGTAGATGTGGGTCACCAGATGCTCGTATTCGTCTCTGGAGATCCACCCCCTTTCTATGTAAGATGCGCCGATGATGTCGAATAACTCACGAGAAAGACCTAGGAGGAGTTGGATCTCAGATTGCTTCTCAGACTGTCTCTGAGAGAAGAACTTCCAGACTCCAGCAGAGGCAGCAACGGTGTACAATCCCGTGAATACAAGAGCTACCCACTGACTCCAGTCCATTTGGTCTCCTACTTCTGTCAGAGTTCAGGAAAAGAACTTCCAGGAGAGATGATCTCAGACAAGGCGACACCCGCCGGAGCCTGTTCGAGTTGCTCGAGCACCGTGTTCTGAACCATCGTGTTCTCCTTGGCGAACTTCACGGTGTTGATCTTCAGCACCGCGCCAAGGAAGGTAGCTACCGCGGCGGAGGTGCCAACAACCTCCACACTGAAGGGTAGCCCCCAGATTCCAGCGATCGTGGCATAGAGCGTCGCTGCGGCTGGCAGAACCAGCGTCACAACGTCCTTGACCACGTCGTATGTCTTGTTGTTAAGTGTCAAGAGTTTCCTCCGGTCGTGTTGCTTTCACCAACGTTGGGTAAGCGTTGGTTCCGTTTTCATCTTCGATCTCCACGTACTCGCTTACCTGCATGTATGTGTCCACATCGTATTCGCCATTGACTCCGACGAAGTCACCGAGCTGATAGTCATCTCGATACCTGTTTCGAGTCAGGTTCATTGCGATCTGGACGTTGGAGATCGACATTTCGTTCATTGTGTTGAGATACCGAGCAGCCTTCTGCCCCATTGGCGGGGTGGTGATCATCAGATCCTCAAGAGTCGATGGCGCTTCTGAATAGCGGTCATCGAACTCATTAGCTTTGATCATCCCCCATCGACGATTGTATCCAGCCCCGAAATTCACAGGATCCGTGATCGTGATTGGATAGTCGATGATCCCACCTGTTTCAGGCGTGTTGTAGTTCTCGCCAACAAGCCCTTGGATCCTAATGAGGTCGATCCACTTACCGCTAACAAGAACCGCATTCTTCTTGCTCTTGATCGAGCGAAGATAGTCTGCAGACCGAATATCGCCGAACTCATGGGAGAACGCCACCTCTTTTGACTTGTTCTGAGGTTTAAAGATCTCAAGAACCAGATAGTCCGGAATGGCCTCGTAAAGTCCGTACTCCATTCCAATCTTTCCAGGACGAACCGCCCTCAAACCAAGACCATCAACAGCCAACAATTCTTTGACTGCGCTGTACAGGTCCTGCTTCTTGAACCTACGATCGGTCTCGTTACCCGTTGCCGCAGCCGAACTCAATGATGATCCAACAGCAGCAAAGACGTTCTTGATCCCGTCTCCATACACGATCGGGCCGTACCCCATGTAAATATGGAGGTTGATGAGGTGCGCGATTTGGTTCCAGCTCTTGTCTGATGTCAAGAGGAAGTCTGGATACGGGTAATTGGGGATGTCCTCAGGGTCGCCCAGCATGATCTGAGATCCGACGTATCGATTCTCCAAGAAACTGGTGAAACTACGTCCAGTGATCTTGATCGTCGTTTCCTGATCTTCCTCTACATGGATCTCATGGTTCTCCACGATCATCACTTCTGAAGTGTTGATGTGAGAGATGAGTGTCCCGATAGGAAGATCTTGTTCGACACCGCTCGAGATCTTCGATTCGATCGTGAACTCGCCCGGCTCGTTGAAACGCTCGATCCAAGTAACGCTGTCCCAGTTCTCGACGAGTTCTGCTCCCGTCAAGGTTAGTGACGGACCGGGGGCTGGTGGGAACTTGATGAGATCCATCAGACCCCCCAGTACGTCTTCGTGTGGATGAGCCGATCGATCGTGTAGTGATTGGCTTCAATTGCGAAAGTGGTCGTCCCAGGATATAGCATGGGCCAAACAGAGTTCGGCGAAACACGCTCCATCACATTGTAGACCACGTCATCACGTTCGATGGTGACTCCTCGTCTTCCGAACTCGCTCACGATTTCGAGCTTGTCTCCAACGATGAATCCTTCTACCTCACCGTCCAAGATGCCAGGAATCACTTCGAACTCCCAACCAGCCGGGGCGTCTTCTTTGATCACGAAAGAGGTGGACGGTCCATCGAAATCGACCCTGAAGATGAACCCATGAGGCGCAGTGCTCTTGGTGTCGGTAACCTCGATCAAGGTTTCGTCGGTGAAACTGGTCCCAAGGATCTGAGTTGGGCCTCCCGCATACAACAGTGGGTCGCTGCAATCGATATCAACATCGAGAAGGGGGTTCTCGGAGAAGTAATCGGTATCGACCTTGGTGATGTACCCGTTGGTGATGACCCAATCTTCGCCTGTAGCGACGTTAGGCATGTCCGACGGAGTAATCTTGACCTGAACGTGGCTAACCCTTGCTGCCGAGATCGCTTTGTAGAAGTCGTCTCGCACATCACCGTTCGACCTAGTCTCGAAAAGAGAAGAGGGGAACAGCTCCAACTTACAAGAGAGCACACGCTTACCCAATGCGTGAGTGAAGACACGCTTCCCAGTCTCCGAAAAGCCTGAAAACCGCTTCTTCACTTCCTCAGCTCCAAGACCAGTAATAGACTTGATCTTGAAGCCGGTCCAACCCATTGAATCTTCGAAGTCCAGCCTAGCGATGACTTCAGAGTCGTCGAGGGTCTGGTTGACAGCCACTAGCTCGATGTTAGTGATTCTCATCGGATCTTCAACTCCTCCTTCGCTAGGGTGATCTGGTTCTTCGTGTTCCGGTAAATATCGTTTGCCGTGAGAGGTGTCGGCGAGTAGATGTTCTGCTCGAACTTCACCTCTGTCGGGCCAGTAGGTTGCGTCTCGGTTGGAGTCTGATCCCTACGGAGATCAGTGGTCCGTGCGATCAGGTCAGCGTTCTGGAACGAGACCTGTGCGCCGATGTTCGTTGCTGAGACGAGTGAATTGATGGCCTTGGCATCCCTCGTGACGCTGGACAAGTCCAAGACCGGCGTGATGGTCGGGTTGAACTCGTTCATCCCTTCCAGATCGGTGCTGAGATTGCTCAGGACGCTGTTGATGGAGCGAACCGCCGTGTTAGCAAGACTAGTTGAAGCCTTGTTGACGGGGCGCTCACCATCCTTGATCCCAAGAACAAAACCTTCACCAATGCCTCCACCAATAGCCTTGAACACCTTCGACGGAGAATTGATCCCGAGGAACCCCTTCACTCCATCGACCATGCCCTTGGCCATATCGATTGCGCCTCTGGCTACCTCCTTGGCTTTCTCGGCCAGACCGCCGGTCATACCATTGACTACAGCGCCAATGATTCTGAGGCCAGCATCACGAAGCTCAGGGCCTCGACGGTCGATCACCTTTGCCAATTCGTCGAGGAAGTTGGTCAGGATTCTCATTCCTGCATCGGCGAATTCCGTGACGTTCTTGCCCAATCCCTCCAGGAACTTCAGGACCGCGTCCTTACCAGAGGTGACAAGTTCCTCGATGTTCATCGCAATGCCGTTGATGAGCGTCTTGACCATGTCGATACCTGCTCGAATCATGATCAGGGCGTTCTTCGTCAAGCCGTAGATGAAGAACACGATAGCTTGAGTAGCTGTATCAGCGATTGTGCTGACGATCGTGGTGATGCCGATGATCAGGTTCTGGAACAAGCTCGTACCAGCGTCAATGATGAAGTGGAGGTTATCGGAAATGGCCTGAATGAACGTTGCGATCAGGACCAAGACGGCCATGGTGATTTCAGGCACCTTGTCTGTCAAGCCCTGAATGAACTTGAGAAGAAGATCGGCACCAGCCAGGATGACCTCGTCGATCTTGTCGGCGACGCCTTTGAGGAACTTCACCAGCATCTCCATGCCAGCCTCGACGATCATCGGCATGTTGTTGTTCAGACCCTCCATGAACTTCAGGAGGAAGAACAGAGCCGCATTGACGAACTTCTCCCCCTTCGTGAACATGAGGTTCACCATGAGGTCGATGATGCCGCCAATGAGCTGCCCGATCTTCGGGAGGAACTTGATCATGGCATCGATGATCATCGTGAGGACCTTGTTGACCCCCTCGATCATCTTCGGAGCGCTGTCGACCAAGTACATGAAGAGACTGACCAGGCCCTCAGCAAGCTTCTCCATGAAGCCAGGAATGGCCTTGATCATGACGCCGATGACCTCAATGAGAGTCTCGATCCCCTTCTTACCAGCATTGGACACCGCCTCGAACGCCTTGGCCACGAGGAAGGCACCAATACCCATGAGAGCGAAACCTGCGCCGATGAGCATCAACGCTACGCCCATTGCGTTCAGAGCTGCGAGAACCGGTGGGAAGATGGTGAGAAGAACAGCTATTCCGGTCAAGACGAGCAACGCTCCACCAATCCCGACCAACCCCATGACAATCTGGCCGAAACTGAGATTCCCCACTATCTCTAGCGCCTTGGCCATAACGACCAAAGCTCCAGATATGACGAGCAATGCCATCGCACCTTGCCCAGCCATCGTCAACGCATTCGTAGCAACCGTCATAGCGCCAAGCATGATGACTAGTGCCCCAACGCCTTGCACAATGTCCAAGAAACTCATGCTCCCAATCGCCTGAATGGCTTTGCTGATGACCCAAAGGCCTGCTGAAAGAATAGCAAGACCAATCGCCTGGTCCATCAATTCTTTTCCGTCTGGAAGCAACGCTAGGCTGAGGACAAGAATTGCCATTGTGACAGCAAATGCCTGAACGCCCTTGACGAGATCCCCGAACTTCATCTTTGAGAAGCCTTCAATCACCTTGTAGAGGGACTTGATGCTCAGACCAAAGGCGACCATACCAAGGCCAACTTTCTCAACGCCGGAATGAGCAAGAGCGATAGCCGATAGCGTGATGACGCCGAGCACGGACACAATACCAAAGAGACCCGTGAAGATCTCGTTTATGTCCATCCTTGAAAAGAGCCAGACGACTCCTGCGAATGCCGCTAGTGCCACTGCCATCAATCCAAGACTTATGGACGTGCGGATGAAGCTTCCTGATGCATTGCTTAGAAGAATGGCGGCGGGCGTGAGAATTGCCAGAGCCCCGGTGACCGCACCAAGCCCCTTGATGATGTCCAAGTACGAGATGTTGCTGAACAACCAGATGGCAACTGACATAACCACCATAGCACCAGCAATCGTCGTCAAGGCGACGCCAAGTCCTGTGAGCTTGGCGGGATTCGATTCCACCTTCGACAGCACTGCCAATGCGGTAGTAATACCCGCAAGGCCAGCCGTCATGGCGCCTAGCCCCCTGGCGATCCTATCCGCAGGGATGAACGCCAGAATGAGAACCGAGACCGCCAGAAGACCAACGGCCTTTGCGATCTTCAGAAGGGCATCGGCCTTGAGCTGCAGCTGAAGAGCCTTCAGCGAGCCACCGAGCTCATCGAATGCGCCAGAGATCGACTCCAACAACTTAGCCTGACCGAAGTCCAGCTTCAAGCCGTTCTTCAGGAAGCCGCCGAGGATGGCCGTAAGACCACCCAAGAAGCCTACCCTGAACACCTGAAGAACCTTGTCGAACGTGTCAGAATTGATGGAGTCTCCGACTGCGCTTCCCAGATTCGAGAAGAAGCTGACGATTGCATCTACCACTCCACCAACAGCATCAGCAATCCCGGAGAAGGCGGTTCCAATGGCATCACCGATCTTGGAGAAGATCTCTCCGACCTTCTCTCCAATGACGGAAAGGCCCTTCAGCTTGTCAACGATCTTGGAGATAGCTTCAGAGAACTTACTGGCGCCCCCTGAGTCTTCACCTCCTCCACCCTTCCCTCCGAAGAGAGAACCGAGCTTCTCACGACCCTTCTCGACCCATTCGCCGAAGGTCTTGATCTTGTCGTTGATCGCATCGAAGAATGCCTTGATTCCCCCACCCTCAACCAGCATCTCTCGGATCTTGGAGACGAAGTTGCCGACGCCAGCAGCACCAGTCAGTGCTCCATCCGAGAAGCCGAAGATGATTCCAGCCAGACTGGAGAAGACGCTGAAGACCCCCTTGATGATCTCGACTCCTATTTTGAGCACGGAGAAGAAACCCTCGAAGATGCTCTTGACCTTCTCCATCGTGGCCTCTGACATCACCAGCTTGGCGGTGAACTCCTTCAAGCTAGTGGTCAGATTGATCAACCGCTCCGCAGTCATCGGAGGGAAGACCTCTCGGAACGCATCCTTGATTGGCTTCAGGGCATTGTGAAGCGCTGCGAACGAGTTCATCAAGGCGCCGAGGAGCTCGTTGCGCCCACCGAAGGTTTTCCAACCCGTCAGCAACTCGTTACGAGCATTGGTCGACTTGTCGACGAAACCGGTGATGTATGAGTTGACGCCAGTGAAGAGTTCCTTGGCCTCGATGAAGTTGCCGATGATGAGCTGGAACGAGGCGGCCCATCCAGAACCAACCGACTCCTTGATGGTGCCGAACATCTGGGTGAGCGACTTGACCTCGGTTGCTGCCCCGAGTGATGTGGCGGCAAGCTCTTGCATAGCGACGATCTGTGCGTCACTGAAACCCTTTGCGGAGAGCGCTGCGCCGTCCAGGTCGCCAGAGATAGCAGCGAGAGTGGTAGTCAAGACGTCTGACGTAAGCCACTCATCGGAGAGGGATTCACGGAAGCTATTACCGCTTGCTTCCCACTCAGCGAACGACTGGTCAAGAGGCACTCCTGCGAGCGTCCCCATAGCCTTGCCTGTCTCGAACAAAGCGGTCTTGAACGCTTCTCCACCCATGTTCGCATTCTCAACAGACTTCCAGTCCATGAGGCGGACAGTGCCTGCAGAGATGGCCTGGGACAACTGATACATTGCAACAGAGGCTTGCTGAGCACTCGACCCAGACATCGCAGCAATGTTCGAGATTCCCTTGATCGACTTCACCGACGTGTCCAAGTCGACGCCAGCAGCCGTGAAGGCGCCGATGTTCTTGGTCATCTCGCCGAAGTTGTAGATGGTCTTGTCGGCGTAGTCGTTCAACTGGTCTAGAGCGACGTTCACCTGATCGATTGTGGTACCCTTGGACTTCGTATTCGCAAGGATCACCTGAACCGCGTTGATGCTGGTCTCGTACTCCCTGAAACCATCCATGACCGGCTCGAATGAGAAGCTGTTGGCGAATTGAGCGCCAGCTTCCATCGCCTTGGTCGTGATGTTCGAGAGAGCCGTGATGGCGATCGTCGAGAGAGCAAGGAACTTGGCGCTCACTCCCTCGACGGTCGTAGCCATCGCATCCATGTTGAATTTCCCGGCCATCTGCTGAAGATCGCCAAGACTCTTTCCGCTTCCGGAGAAGTTCAGAGCCTGCTTCAGCCTGTCCAGGGTTGACATCGTGTCGCCAGCCCTCTTCTGGAAGGAGGCGTTATCGAAGGTCAGTGAGACGACCTTGTTGTCTACTGAGCTCATAGGTTCTTCACCTGCTTCCAAACGTCGTCGGCGATCTGGTCAAATATGGGTCGAAGCCCGGGATTGATGTAGTCTCTTCCTTGAACATACCCCCCGGTGCCGGTCCCGTGACCGTACTGGATGAGGATGGCGACGTTGACACCGCCGTCTTTTACGTTCGTGTTGTACCACTCAATCCCGGGCCTCGTCTTGCTGCGAATGACCCTGTACCCCCATGAGGCTGCGGTCTTTCCCGTGTCGACTGGGGTAGCCTTCGCAAGAGCATCAACGCCTTGTTGGCCGTAACGCTCGAGACTTCCGAAGATGTCGCCGTCCATGGCTTTCTTCAGGAATCGTTCGGTGTTTTTGAAGTCACCACTCGATGTGAAACCAAGCACGTTGACGCTCCAGTCTTACAGGGTTCCGACGTCCTCGATCGAGAGATACGAAGGCGAACTGGTATTATACACGCTACTTCCTGATGCTGTGCACAAAGCACGAATGACGAACGTGGTAGATCCACTCCACCCCGCAGGAGCCTTGAGGATCCTGTCTAGCGTCAGAATACAGGGAAACGTGGGGTCATGAATCTCGTGCTGCACTCGAGCGAGCTCAGTTGTGAGGTCTGTGCTCCGAAAGAGAGCAAGAACAATGCCACCCGCACTGGACGGTGAGAAGATCGATGCGATTGCGGTGAAGCGATAGTAACGATTCGTGACCGGAGTGAAAGTCACCGATGGCGTCAACGTTCGGTAGGTGGAAGCCGTAAGAGCTTCATCAGATGCCGAATACTCAGATAGCCCGAGCATCCCTCGTCCAGACTTATCCAGAGCCGCCTTGTTCACCACGTCGTCGTCAACAGATGGCGCAGTGGTGACGCTCATGAGCGAGGCCGTGAGCCGACCAGAATCATCGATCGTGACGGCAGAACCCTGAGCCAGAGATCCACCTACACCATCGGTCCGAATGATCGCGTTGTCGGTAGAGCCGAGAGCTCCAGAAACCGAACCAGCAGGCCCAGTCGGTCCTTCGGGGCCTCGAACGTTTCCAGCTGTGAACTCACTGCCGTCAAAACGCTCAAGGATCAGGTTGTCGCCAGTGATGTGCCCACCGACAACGGCCGAATCTTCGATCTCCTGCATTCGAGCTGCAGTATAACTTGTGACTGTAGCCATCTAGGCCCTCCTCAGTCTGGAGTGTCGGACAGGGTGTACGAATCAGCGTCGATGACTTCCACTGTTGCGTTGTACAACTCAAACGAGCCATCCTCATCCACATAGATGAGATCAGCGTTCGATGTTGTTGCAGTCCACGTTCCATCTCCGTTGTCAACGATCTTGATCGTGGCAGAATCGGTGATGTCCTTAGTGTCGCTGATTTCATACGTATCGTCATCGAGGAAGATGACATTTGCGTGGTTGATCTCGAACATCTCGTCAACCAAGGGGATGATGTAACCGTCGTAGTCGGTCTCTGCCGTCCACGTTCCATCACCATTGTCTGTGATCTTGATGATGAACCACTCCAGAAGCATCTGGACCAGATCGTTCATCGGGATCAATGAGGCGTCGGCAGCGCCATCGCCGTACAGGTATCGCTCGATCTTCTTGAGGAGCTTCGAATCCACCTTCTTGGTGTCGATTGTGATGTGAGCAGCCGCCAAATATCCGTCGATTTTCACCGGAACTGTCGTCAACTCCCATTCGAACTCGACAAGCGATGGGTCATCATTGGCTGACGCATAGGTTCGATCCGATGGTTTCAACATCACGTTGTAGATCACATGGATCTTATAGTGAGATGTATCGCCATCAACATCGTTACCGACTTTGGTTCGGTAAGACATAGCGAACATCCCAGGATGTTGCTGGCCGAGAAACACTCCGTTTCTTAGAGGAGTCGTTCCTTCCAACTCGACAACGACGTCTGGGTAGGTGATGGCAGAAACCGTAGCAGCGAAACTTCCAATGGTCACTGATTCACTGATCTTGGCCCCATCGAAGAAGTTGTCGGAAGAAGACCTGGTTAGCTTCTCGACTACCGAAGTCAAACCATTCCAAGGGAAGACTTCACCAGTATCTGTTCGGTAGAGAACGCAACGATCGAGGCCGCTCTCATACGTTCTTTGCCCGACTTTGTCCCAAACAAGTTGAGGCATCAGTCCTCCTTTCGTTATCCGGTCGTCCCGAGTTGAGCTCTTCGCTGTTCGTTCAGTTGTCTGTTGCGCTCAGCCATGGCTCGACGGGACATCTTGGTCGGCTTCGAGTTCTTGATGTTACAGATCCTCACCAAAGCGAGAAGTCTGTTGAGATGCCAGGTTTCGACCTCGAAGGGGATCGTGTATGCAACCAGCCAGTAGTAGATCAACTCTGCTGTGATGGTTTCTCCACGCCCTTTGTTTACTTCTGGCATCATTCCGAAGGTTGTGGCTGACTCAGGAGAATTGATGTACTCGGAGATTGCGTCAGCCTG